ATGTTGTTGGACAATCTATAAGAACGGCATCTAACAGCAATGCTTCTAGCAATTCTTCTACAGGATATTCAGGTGGATCAAATAATAATGGTACTAACAGCATAAATAACGGATCTGTTAGTTCTTCTGTCACAGGGGGCGGTATTAGCACAAGCAGTTCACCAAGCATGTCCGATCAAATAGCTTCTGCTAATGTGCAAACAAATACTATTTTATCTTTAAGTCAGGACACTAGCAGTATGTCAGGAGGCAGCTCACAAATAGTTAGTAGTGTATCTACAGTTATAACTCCTATGCCAACATTTGATAACAACCCACAAGTTATTATGGCCGATGTCCAGGTACAAAATATGCAAGGTGAAATAGATACAGCAGTATCAGGTGTAATGACGGCAAGTGAAGCAGATCAAATCGCAGATGAAATTATTGCTAACAACATTAAAGAACAACAAGAACAAGCAGAAACAGAGCAACAAGAAACAGGGCAATATGCAGATCAATCAACATTAATAGCTTATTTAGGTTATGTGCCAGCGTTTGAAACGTATAAAACCTACGAAATACCAAAACAAGAAACTTGGTATCAACCTAAAGATATTTATAATGATATTAATATAAGTGATAATATAAATGGTTTTTATAGTTTAGCGAGTAACAATATAAGTTTGCTAAATAGTATGATAGAACAACAACCTAATTTATAGGAGAATAATATGGATTGGTTTCAAAATAAAACAACACAATTAATAGCTTTAGTATCAATTGTAGGTACTTTGGCTGGTTTTGGTTATACAGGGGCTACTTATGTCAATAGGTTAGAAAACCTAGAAAACAAAATAGGTGGTTTAGGTGAAACAGAAGACGCACAACAAGATATTGAAGAACGTTTTGCTGGTATAGAGACTCAAGTTAAATATTTAGAAAAACAAATTAACAGTATAGAAATACCTGACAATAGTGACATGCAAGCTTCTCTTGCTTCTTTAACAAGTGATGTAGAAAGAATCTGGATTGAATTAGATAAGTTAGAAGACAGTAAAAATCCTTTAGCTAATTAATTATGAAAATAGGTCTAATAATGGGTGGTTTATTGTTAGCCACAGTTGCTGGTTCTGCTTATTGGATAGACAGACTGCAAGATAATATTGGTACATTAAAAGGCAATCAAATTATTCTTGAAACCAAAATACAAGAACAAAACGAAGCTATAGAAAATTACCTTAACAAACAACAACAGACGCAAAACCAATTAATAGCTTTAGAAAAAGAAAAACAAGAAGCTATGCGTGATGTTAATAAACTTAGAAAAACATTTGCTTCACATGATTTAGATGAACTTACATTAGCAAAACCAGAGATTATGGAAGGAAAAATAAACAGAGCCTCTAAAAGAGTTTTAGAAAAACTAGAAGAATTAACAAACCCAAACCAATTTGATGAAAAAGATAGCGATAATAGTTAGTTTTATATTAATAGCATCTGGTTGTTCTTTGATACCAGCTAAAGCAAAACCTGTTTCTGTAACAACAATTGCCGAAAGGCCACCTATGTATCATCCACCTTTACCTATGGAAGTACAAATGGACCCTGTTGAATGGGAAATAATGACACCAGAAAGAATGGAAGAATATCTGGCTAATCTTGAAAAAGGCGAAGCTCCTAGACGAGCGTATTACACTTTATCAAGTAAAGAATACGAACATTTAAGTATGGATATAGCAGATATTACTAGGTATATTAAAGAAATATTAGGTATTGTTAAATTTTACAGAGATTACGATAATGACGAAGAAGAAAAAGATTAATAATTCACCAGATGAGTTTGTTTATAGAGCAACGTTAGATAGAATTATAGATGGCGATACTTTTGATTGCGTATTAGATTTAGGTTTTGATGTAAGATTACACAAACAAAGAGTTAGACTTGCGGGTATTGATACTCCAGAAAGCCGCACTAGAAATCTTTCTGAAAAAGCTTTAGGTTTAAAAGCAAAAGAAAGATTAAAAGAACTTTGTGTTGGTACATTTAAAGTAAAATCATTAGGTAAAGGTAAGTATGGGAGGATTTTAGGCGTACCTTATACTGAAAATGGAGAAGACATTTGTGAAAAACTTATTGAAGAAGGCCATGCGGTGCCTTATTTTGGTGGGGCAAAAACAAAAATTTGGGGGTAACATGAAAATATCACAAGAAGGAATAGCTTTAATTAAAAAGTTTGAAGGGTGTGAGCTAGAAGCATATAAGTGTCCGGCTGGCGTGTGGACTATTGGATATGGTCACACTAAAGACGTAAAAGAAGGTGACAGAATTAACAAAGATGAAGCTAATTATCTTTTAGAAGAAGAGATGATTGAATATGAAGGGTACATAAACGATATGGTTGAAGTGCCTTTAGAACAAAATCAGTTTGATGCTTTAACATCTTGGGTTTATAACTTAGGTCCAAACAATCTACAATCTTCAACAATGTTAACGTTATTAAATGAAAAAAAATATGATGAAATTCCACGACAAATTAAAAGATGGAATAAATCTGGAGGTGTAATTTTAGAAGGGTTAGTAAAAAGAAGAGAAGCTGAAGCAAATTTGTTTGAAGGGAAAGAATGGAGTAATGTTTAAATGCCTTTACAGAAAACAATATTTAGACCTGGTATCTATAGAGAAGGAACCGATTACGATAATGAAGGCGGTTGGTTTGATTGTAATTTAGTTCGTTTTAGAAAAGGTAGACCAGAGAAATTTGGAGGTTGGAGTAAAGTCACCACAAACACTTTTTTAGGTACAGCAAGGGCTTTACATCCTTGGGTGTCTTTAGGGGGAACTAAATTTTTAGGTTTAGGAACTACTTGGAAGTATTATATAAATGAAGGAAGTAGTTTTTCTGACATTACCCCTATTCGTAAAACTTCAACAAACAGTATTACTTTTTCAGCCACTAATGGCAGTTCTACTATAACAGCTACCGACAGTAGCCACGGGGCCGTAATTAATGATTTTGTTACTATATCTGGTGCTGTTAGTTTAGGGGGAGTAGTTACGGCTGCTGTTCTTAATCAAGAATATCAAATTACTTCAGTTCCTTCTGCTAATACTTACACATTTGAAGCAAAAGACACATCTGGAGATACCGTAACTGCCAACTCAAGCGATAGCGGTAATGGAGGATCTGGAGTAGACGGAGCTTATCAATTAAATGTAGGCCTAGATGTTTACGTGTCTGGTTCTGGTTGGGGAGCAAATGCTTGGGGAGAAGGAACCTTTGGCTCTACTACAGCTTTATCAAACACCAATCAATTAAGAATATGGACACATGATAACTTTGGTGAAAATTTAATTATTAATCAAAGAAATGCTGGCATATATAAATGGGTTGAAAATGATGGTACTTCCACAAGGGCAGTACAGTTATCTGGTATTAGCGGAGCAAACCAAGTACCTACCGTAGGTTTACAAGTAATCACTTCAGAAAAAGATAGACATTTAATAGTGTTAGGAGCAGATCCTATTTCTGGGACAACACGAACTGGTGCAATTGACCCTATGTTAATTGCGTTTAGTGATCAAGAAAATGAATTAGAATTTGAACCAAAAACTACGAATACAGCTGGATCTCTTAGATTGTCTTCTGGATCTTCTATTATTGGTGCTGTTAAATCAAGACAAGAAATATTAATTTGGACTGATACTGCGCTATATAGTATGCAGTTTATAGGGCCTCCTTTTACATTTGGAGTTAATTTAATAAACGAAGGTATAGGTTTAGTTGGTCCTAAAGCTGCTGTAACAGCCCCTCAAGGGATTTATTGGATGAGCTATAACAATTTCTATGTATATAATGGAAGCGTTCAAAATGTTCCTTGTACTGTTCAAAACTATGTTTTTAGTGACATAAACCTTGGTCAATCTTTTAAAATAAATGCTTTTACTATTGCAGATAAAAATGAAGTTGGATGGTTTTATTGTTCAGCAAGCTCTACTGAAGTAGATAGATATGTAATTTATAATTATGTTGAAAATATTTGGTTTTATGGATCTTTAAGTAGAACGGCTTGGTTAGATTCTGGGATAGAAAATTTTCCTAGAGCTGTTAGTGACGGGTATCTCTATCAACAAGAATTAGGTTTTGATGATGATGGATCTCCTATGACTAATGTTTTTATAGAAAGTTCTGATTTTGATTTAGGTGATGGCGAACAATTTACTTTTATAAGAAGAATCATTCCAGATTTTAAGTTTTTACAAAATGATAATGCCGGTAATATTAATATTGTAGTTAAAACAAGAAATTTTCCTGGAGAATCTTTAAGCACAAATTCTACTAATGCTATATCTTCTTCTACAACACAAGCGTATGTAAGGGGCAGGGCAAGACAAATGGTTTTAAGATTTGAGTCTGATGATGATGCTAGTGGTAATGGTAATCTAAATATTGGGTGGAGATTGGGAGCTACAAGGATTGATGTAAGGCCTGATGGCAAAAGATGAGCAAAATCTTACAGACCCAACTTCCTGTTGCTATAGGGGATGTAAGCCCCGATATTTTTAACAGATTAGTAAGAATACTAGAAATTAACCTTGGTGCTGTTGATGTTGACCAGACTCAACAAGTAAATGATACTGACAAAACCACTTTAAATTTTTTAGCTGGTAGTATTATATGGAATACAACATTAGGAGTATTGCAGGTTTATACAGGTTCTAAATGGATAGATATAGGTGAAAGAACAAATAATCTTGGTTTTGAATTAACTTCTTCTTTAGGTAAAGTAGATGTAAAAACTAACGGAAATATATCAATTAATGTAGCTAGCTTTTAAAAATGTCCGAAACAGCAGAAATACAAGAATATAAAACAAAGAATATATTATTAGAACATCCTGCTGACTGGTATATAAATGAAAAAACATTTAATGCGGTTAAACACTCTTTACCTAACATAATAGATTTTTATGACAATAAAGGTAATTACAATCCATCTCAAAACAAACTACACAAGGTTATTAAAGAGCCGTTAAAAGACGTATATACAGTTCCATTTTTTTCTCAGAAATTTTGTTCAATACTTTTAGATGAAATGCGCAATCTAGAGGATTATTATGGTTTTATACCTAACCCAGAAGAAGATACATTAAGACAAATACCTGAAATAACTTTTCAAGATAATTGTCCAGAAATATATAACTCTTTGTTCCAAACAATATATACTATAGGCAATCCGATATTTTTAAGTATTTGGAATAGACACATAAATGGTGGCGCAATTCAAATAGCTAACTATAATTTAAAGGATAAAAAACAAGGCGCTTGGCATCATGATGCTAGTGCTGATATTAGTATGGTCGTCCCCTTAAATACTGGTGAGTATAAAGGGGGAGGAACTGAGTTTTTAAATCGTGGTATTGTTGAACCATTACCTACAGGCCACGCTCTAATATTTCCAAGCTTTACCCATATGCATAGAGGATTAAGGGTAGAATCAGGAAATAGATACTTACTTGTATTTTGGTTAAAATGTATAGAAGAATAGGGTAGAATTTAAAAATGGACATAATAGACAACTCAGGAAAAGGTTTAGCAGCTCTAGGACGTGACGAAGATCGTTTTATGGCACACGTTGCACCAGGTGAAATGGTGGTCCCACCAGTCATATCAGACGCTACAAAAGCAATAATAAGAAAAGAAATGGCCGCTGTAGGCTTAGACCCAAATCAATATGAAGTAGGTCAGGGCATGTCTATTAATCCCATTACAGGACAAGCAGAGTTTGGTTTTCTTAAAAAATTAGCCAAAAGCGTTAAGAAAGTAGTTAAAAAGGTTGCACCTGTTGCAGCTATTATTCCTGGTCCTTGGCAAGCACCAGCTCTTGCATATAACAGAGGTAAAGCTGTAGTAAACCTTGCAACAGGTAAGGGTGGTATTGGTGATCTCATGACAGTAGCTGGTGGCTTTGCTGGTGATGGCAAAATGGGAAAATTCTTTGGTAAAACACCCGGCATTAACCCAAGTGCTGGTGAAACAGGTATTTTTGGTGGAACTCTAGGACCACGTATGAGAAGTGGTATAGGTAATTTATTTGGGGGTGGAGAAGGGGGTAGTGGCTTCTTTAACCCAGCAGAGGGTACAAAAGGTATATTTGGTGGAAGCATAGGTCCATCTCTTAGAAGAGGTATAGGCGGATTATTTGGTGGCGAACAACCCCAACCTTATACAGATGCAGAAATTGATGAAATGATGGCAACTATGGACCCATCAGTTGTGGAACAAATGGTAAATGAAAGAAACGCACGAATAAATCAATCTTGGTTAAGTAGAGTAGTAAGTGGCACTCCTGACCAACAAAACCCAATACAAGAGTTTATGGACGATCAACTAGGATTAGATCCTGGTGGTGGTGGTATGTATAACCTTCTTGGCGGAGGATCTGGTGATGGTGCTGGAACTGGAGGCTTTGGCGGTATAGATCCTAAGATGGCTGGTCTTGCTTTGTTATACGGTAAGGTAGTAAAAGATGCAGCTAAAAGAACTGAAGGTGGCTTAACTGACATAAGACAATCAAAAAGACCAGATCTTAACCCAGCACCTGTATTTGCTGGTTTTGACTTAGGCGTAAGGCCTAGAC